GACCTCATATCCGATAGGGTCTGAATCGCTGTAAGTAATATCCCCGATTTCGGTGATTTTGCCCTTTGGGATAACGATTCTTCTTACTGCGTTTGAATTAAGCAGCATATCCACGACCCACACGCCCTCTTCGGCTTCGGTTGAATTAGCCTTTACCGTAAGACCTGCTGAAAGTGACCCTGTTACATTGGTGCTGCCGTATACGGCTTTCAGCACGTCCTCATTGAGTGCTTCGATAAGCGTGACTTGGAAGGTGTCTGTTTTTTCTTCCTGTATCGAAAGAACCGTATCGCCGCCCCACGCCTTAATGTCTGTGGATGACGGTGAATTGGAGTTTGTCAACCCATCTTCGCCGCAGTAACCAAGACACTTGAAAGCTGCCCCGAGTGACGTGGTTGCATCCGTTGGCGCGGTCGTTCCGCTTGCTGCCCTGTACACCGCACCATTAAGAGCAGGTTTTCCTGCGCTTACATTTCCTGCTGTGTTTGCCATTTAGTTTCCCCCTAATAATGCGTAATAGAAAACACCGCTTGCCAACGATATTGTTTGGTCGCGGTGTTAGTGAAGTTATAATCTGTATCAAGCTGAACCCTCGTTACCTGTGGGTCTTCGATAAATTCAGCCATTGCGCTTTTCACTCGTTCATTCAACACTAACGCGTCATATAAGGAACTCCCGTATGATTGAATCGCTATGTTGGTAGTGATCAAGTGGTTTATTCTGCTGCTGCCTGTTTGGTCTATCCGCACATAATCCGAAACCTGTTCGGGTGCTTCAAGTCCGACATATACCCCAAGGCTTTCCGTGAGGTAACTTATTAATTTTGTTATTATCATCTTTTACCTCATAACGCTTTGAGCAAAGTGTTATTCTCCAAGTTTTCATGTACCGCTTCGCCGTTTGCGCAGCGCACATTAGCGACCGCGATATAATTGATTGCTTTTGACATAGTGTAGTACTCTGCTTTCGGGTCTTGCTTCAAGCCGTTTGCCCTTGACATTACTTCATTGGCTTTCTGCAATAGAACGCCCTGCATTTCGGGGCTTTTCATCAGCTGATTAAGACCGGGAAGATTCAACTCAAATTTAACCTTGCTCATATCTTTCAACCTTGACTTTCAAGTTCCAACTTAAAGGAATCAGTTTATCGATTCCCTCTGTAGGTAGTCCGATTATGCGGTAGTCTTTGCCTTTAAACCGAACCTTTTTCCCTGCTGTCCATTCGTGGGTATCGCCTTTGGGAATGCCCATCTGATAAACGGCTTTTCTGCCTGTCAGATTGTAGGTTTCCAATATCTCGTTATCGGACAAAGGCGCAACAAGAACATTCGCGACAGGCACAGGTGTTTCCGTGTAAATCGGGTGATTCAATGGGTCTGTGCCTGTCTGCGTTCTGTCAAATAAAATAACCGTGATTCCTGTCATGGTACTAACCTTTCTATCGGTGAGTATGAACCGATTCTGTCACCTGTACCCAAAAGCTTTTTCTCAAGCTTGTTAAGGTAAAGTTCCCCGGCTGTTCCCGAACCAATAGTCCAACTTTGGGTGTAGCCTAATGCAGACATACTTCCTTGGGTTGCCCCTAACGGTATCCCTGCTTCATTGCCGTCACCCAAAGCGCGAACGACCATGCGACAGGACACGACATATTTATTGATTTCTTTTGCACAAGCGTTATACGCGTCTATAATGACAGCCGAATCCTCAAGCAATGTCTGACAGACAGCCTGTTCGTCCGTGGTCATTATTCTGTTCATTCTTGCTTGTACATCTTCAACTGTTGCGTATGTCATGGCTTTTTCCTTTTCGGCTTTGGTTTTGGTTTCTGTGGGAGCTTGTGACCTTTTTTGAGGTATTCTTCAACACGGCTTTCTTCAACGTACATGACAGCCCCCGTGTACCAATTAATCATCTTTACCATGTTTCCCCCTTATTCATACTGATAGTAACGTGCTAAATGACCGCATCTGACCCGTGGTTCTAACCATATGTCAATACCGTACATTTCACAGTTCTGCGAGAAATAAAAGTCCTCGCTTAATGTTGAGTAGTCGGAATTGGTCACGTATTGAAACCACGGATAATCAATCTGCGAGAATACGCTTGCTTTTATCAAAATACAGGCGCAGCCGCCGCCTTTAACCTTGGTTCTTTCTTTCGGTAAATCGTGATAATAATAACTGTTGTGATAAGATGTATCGCCGAGTTTTATGATCGCGGTTTTACCGTCTTTTGTGTTCTTTCGTGGGCATACGCCCAAACACACATCTACCTGCGGTTCAAGCATCAGCTCAAGCGTGTCGGGCGGTATGACCGTATCAGAATCGACCATTAGCACGTAGTCATACCCATACGCCAACACGACTTTCCCGATGTTGTTTCTTGCCACGGCGCAATCATAGCCGCGCATAAAATCAAAATGTAGTTCATGCTCCGACTTCAATTCATATATGGCTTTGAACACTTCGGGTTGTATGTTTTCAAACGTTGGTACGGCTATCAGTATTTTCATAAATTACCTCTTAAGCGTGTGCTCTTACGATCCTGTTGAATGCGTAGGTGTCTGCTACGAAACCGACCTCGATTTCAGCCTTAACTGCGAACATATTGTGTTCCCACAGGTTAACAACGGATGTTCCGATTGTAAGGGTTGCCTGTGTGCTGATGTCGATTTTTACACCCTCAACTGTTCCGTAAAGTGCTTTAGTCCAATCACCTGCTACGCCGATAAGGTCGGGAACGGCTGCCGTTGAACCGCTTGCTGCACTTCCTGCCTTATAAAGTCCTTTTGAATACAGGACAGGCTGTCCGAGCAGACGCGGAATTGCGCCCTCGCTTACGTTGTTGATGAAAATAGGTCTTCCGTCCTTATCTACAGATGAAAGCATTTCCCCCCTTGCCTGTGGGCTGAAAGCGAATCCGTTGAGGTCGTAACCACCCGACGCAATGTCTACATCTGCCGCAACAAGTGCGCTGTAGAATCCACCGTTGCCGCTTGCGTCTACATCAATACTCTGTGCTGTGCAGGACGAAAGTACATCGAAACCTGTTCCCGGTGTTGAGCCGCCGAAAACGGTCTGATCGTATTTCTTTGCAAGTGCATCGGGAAGTCTCTCGACAAGCGCGTCATAAAGACCACGAGCGTCTCTTGCAAATTCGTCAGAAAATGGAACGATGACCGCAAGTTTATACGGTGTCATTGTCTTGGTTGAAAGACCCGGGTTTGATACAGGCTTCTTTCCTGTTTCAGCTACCCAATTCGCTTCGGGATCGCTTGTGATAACAGGGATGGAAAGACCGCGCCCCGGCAGCACAACCTGTCTTGCAAGCTGCATGATTGCGGATGATTCTCTTGTTTTCTGAATAATCTCACTTGACACCTCTGTAGGGAGTGAGATGTTTGTTCTGTTGGTGCTGATACCTGACATTATTAATTTCCTCCATTAATGTTTTCAAACCAATTAGCGAATTGATCTCGTGTACCGCCTGTACCTTTGTTCTGTACTTCGCCACCGTCTTTTACCGATGGATAGCTTTTAGGCTTTGCAAAAGATAAAATGTCTTTAGCCTGCGCTTCACATTCTTCTCTTGTTGCGCCGTTCAAAAGGTTTGTCGGTACGCCGAGTTCTTTTGATACTTCTTCACGAACCTTGCGGATCTCGTCAGCCTTTTTCATGCTGTCGATTTCTTTCTGTAATGCTTCGGCTTTGTCGTTGGCTTTCTGCAATTCAGACTTGTTTTGTTCCTCAAGTTCGTCAAACTTCAGAGCTTTTGCTTTCAATTCCTCATAGTTTTCGTACTTGGCTTTTTCCTCTCCAAGCCGTTTCTGTACGATGGCATTGAGTTCTGCCTGTGTGAAAGTTTTCTCCTCGTTTTTGTGTTCTTCCATCTGTTACCTCCCGATGTTTGAGTAGTGCTACGTTTAAGGCACGTATTGCCAATAAAAAAGCACCCGTTAGAGTGCTGACTTACCTATATCTTCAAGTCGGTCAATATCACAGGTGTAATCATTGACCGCTGTGTAATTATGTAATATTACGTTTAACGGCGTTCCTTTTATGACCTGCCACAGTTCCCACATTATCGGTTTTCGATAAAAGCTATCTGCATTTTCTATAGTCCACTTGACCGCGCTTTTTAAGTGTTCTGTGTTTGCGACTTTAAGCGCAAATGGTTCTTCCCATTTCTTCGGGTAGTCTTTTGAAAAAGGCGGTGCAGATGCGAAAAATTCAATATCATTTGTTTCCGTTTCAACTATCGTTTTTATGGCTTCGGGGCTGAAATAAACATCGCCGAATATATAACAGGTTGGTTCGTCCGTAGGGTAAAAGCATTCGCACCAATACCCTTTAGTTATTTGTACACCGTCCGCTGTATAGCCGTTTTCATGTTTTAATACCGGGATGCCGAACTGTTCAAATAAAGGGTTGTTGGAGCTTATCGCAATATCCTTGACACCGTTTTCTTTTAACAATCTGATAGTGCGGTCTATAAGC